CAGATCAAAATAGATCTAGACTAGCGAGGTAGGGGGGTTAGAAAATAGGGCGAAGCATAAGTAATAACCACCTCTAAGCACAACATAGTTGAAAAAAGCACTTCAAAAAAATATTTTTTATAGTAAGGTTCGAGAATGGCAGATCCTAGACTAAAGAGAGCTGGTGTAAGTGGTTATAATAAACCAAAGAGAACTCCAGGTCATAAGACTAAATCTCATATAGTAGTGGCTAAGTCAGGTGGACAAATCAAAACAATTAGATTTGGACAACAAGGAAAGAAGGTAGGTTCTGTTTCAGGAACAGCTGGAAAACCAAAGAAGGGTGAATCAAGTAGAATGAAAGCGAAAAGAAAATCATTTAAGGCAAGACACGCAAAGAATATAGCGAGAGGACCAATGTCAGCAGCATATTGGGCAAACAAGGTGAAGTGGTGAGTACAGTTAATAAAGCTGGTAACTATACAAAGCCAGGCATGAGGAAAAGAATATTTAACAGAATTAAAGCTGGTGGAAAAGGTGGTAAACCTGGACAATGGAGTGCGAGGAAGGCTCAAATGTTAGCACTAGCTTATAAGAAGTCAGGAGGTGGTTATAAATAATGGGTGCAGGAACTAAACATTACTTTAAGAATGGTAAAGAATATAAAGGTTCAGTTCATAAAATGCCTAATGGTAAAATACATACTGGTAAGTCACACAGTAGTAGCAGTAAACCAGTAGTGCATTTTAAAGATCTTAGTCCAACAGCTAAGAAGAAAGCAAAAGCATAATGGCTTTAGCTAAATCACAACGCAGTCTGAAAGCATGGACAAAGCAGAAGTGGAGAACTAAATCTGGTAAACCAAGTGCAAAAACTGGAGAAAGGTATCTGCCTGAAGCAGCGATCAAATCATTGACTGCTAGTGAATATGCAGCTACAACTAGAGCTAAGAGAAAAGGCAGTAGGAAAGGTAAACAGTTTGTTAAGCAACCTAAGTCTATTGCAGCAAAAACAAGAGCATATAGGAGAGTAACATGAAAGGTATGATGAAACCTAAAAAGACTAAGAAAGCAAAGAAACAGGCAGCTACAGCTATGTCTATGAAGAAAGCTGGTAAGAAGCCTAAAAAACCTATGATGGGTGGATACTAATATGCCTATGGGTAAAGGCACTTATGGTTCACAAAAAGGCAGACCATCAAAGAAGTTAAAAGGCAAACAAAAGAATCTACCTGATTTTCTGAAGAAGAAAATTATGGGTAGTAAAAAGAAAAAGTAAGGAGCTAATATGTTGGAACCAATACTTGATCGTTGGGATCGTTTAAACAAAAAAGGTAAAGGTTTTGTTATTGCTATTGTAGTTGTAGTTATAATAGCTATTGCTAAAGCTGTATGACACAGCAATACGCACAAGACGAAATATCTTTTCAAGATCGTATGAGATTAAGAAAGATAGTAAAGAAAGTTCATTTTTCACACTATCCTAAAGATCTTATTACAGACAAAGAAGCAGATCTGTTTATAGAATCATTACTACCTGAAACTATATATAAGCTAATTAAAGCTGGTATTGATTCCAATAATGTGTGAGTGGACTAAACTATAAAGCACCTGGAGAAGTTATCAAAACCTTTATGAAGGATGATAGCTTCTTTAGAGGTGTACGAGGTCCAGTAGGATCAGGCAAATCAGTATCCTGTTGTATAGAAATATTTAGAAGAGCTGCTAAACAAGAACCATCTCCTGATGGTAAGAGAAAATCTAGATGGGCAGTAATCAGAAATACAAACCCTCAGTTAAAAACTACTACCATGAAAACATGGTTAGATTGGTTTCCAGAAAACATATTTGGTAATTTTACCTACTCAGTTCCTTTTACTCATAACATTCGTATAAATGATATAGAGTTAGAAGTAATATTTTTAGCACTAGATAGACCAGAGGATGTAAAAAAACTACTATCATTAGAACTAACAGGAGTATGGATTAATGAAGCTAGAGAGATTCCCAAGTCTATTGTAGATGCTTGTACTATGCGTGTAGGTAGATATCCAGCAGTCAAAGATGGTGGACCTACATGGTATGGTGTTATAGCAGATACCAATGCACCAGATGAGGATCATTGGTGGTCTATTATGTCAGGAGAAGTACCAGTACCAGATCATATGAACCAAGAAGAATCATTGATGTTAGTCAAGCCTGACAACTGGAAGTTTTTTGTACAACCACCTGGAATGATAGAAGTAAAAGAAGATGATAAGATCAAGGGGTACGACATCAATACGACAGCAGAAAACATTAAGAATGTTACAGAAAATTATTATCCCAATATTATTAGAGGTAAATCAAAGTCATGGATAGATGTCTATGTACTTAATAGATTAGGAACTATCGAAGATGGTAAGTTAGTATATGGTTCTTTTAGAGAAGATACACATATAGCTGATGAAGATATATCTTTTGCTAATACAACTGTTTACATAGGTTTAGACTTTGGACTTACACCATCAGCTGTATTTGGCCAGAAATTACCTGATGGTAGATGGATAATAAACCATGAGTTAGTTTGTTTTGATATTGGTACAGTAAAGTTTAGTGAAATGCTAAAGCATGAAATAATAAAGCATTGTGCAGATAAAGATTTAAAAATATTTGGTGATCCAGCTGGAGATTTTAGGGCGCAGACAGATGAAACTACTCCTTTTCAGATACTAAGACAACAAGGTATCCAAGCCTTTCCAGCTCCATCAAATGATGTATCTCTACGAATAGAATCAGTAGAAGCTGCATTAAATAGGATGGTTGATGGTAAGTCTGGTTTCTTACTATCGCCATCCTGTAAACAACTAAGAAAAGGCTTTCTTGGTGGATATCACTACAGAAGAATACAAACATCAGGAGAAAGGTATGAGGATAGACCAAATAAGAATAAATACTCTCATGTCCATGATGCACTACAATATTTGATGTTAGGTGCTGGAGAAGGTAGATCTTTAACAGTAGGAGCAAAAAAACAAGGTGTTACAAATGTTTACAAAACTTGGAATCTATATGATAGAGGATCAATAAATAAGCGAGGTAAATGGGATATTTTCCGAAGGAATGGCTAGTATTCTTTTATGATCCACCTCTAGAATCGTGGTATCATATATTCAGAAAAGGAGGAATGGCTCATTGTGGGATGTTTGCTTTTGACCATACAAAGAATGTATGGATTACAATAGAACACATCCATAAAAGACTAGATGTTAAGATTTTATCAGGAGAAGAAATATCTTATGTTATTGATTACATTATGAATAACAAGGGTGTTATACTTAGATGTCCATTACAGAGAGAAAAGTTTAAATTATTTCAGGGTGCATGGCTTAGAGAAAATAGTTGCGTAACTGTCATAATGAGGGTATTAGGTATTAATAGGTTGATTATAACACCTCATGGGTTATATAAATACTTAGTAAATAATGGATGTAAAAAATGGGAATATTTAGAACACCAAAATATAGAAAATCAGCAGCAGAAATAGCTATGGAAGAGCAAATGGAAAAAGATCGTATAGAGGCTGAAGAAGAAAAAAAAAGATTATTAGCAGAAGAAAAAAGAAATAAAAAAAGATTTGGTAAAGGAATGATTGGTGTTAGATCATTATTTACAAAAGCTGGAGGTGGGGGTTTTTTTAGTGATGGAGAAAAAACATAATGGGTTCACAAAACTCAGCTAGTTCTGGAAATGCTATGGCATCAGGACAAAGTGGTGCAAAAAAAACTTCAATAGCTTTACAAGCAGATAAGTTTGCACAAGAACAATTAGGAATACAAAAAACAGTTGCTGGTCCAGTTCAAGGAGCTTCAAGTTCTGTTACAGGATATATGGCTACTAATACTGGTGGTAATCAAATGTATGGTAGTTTATATAGACAGAAACAAGGAGAGTTTTTAGAAAAAGCTGGTATGGGAACAATGTCATCATCTGGAAGTTTTATGCCAGGAGTTCAAACAGATCAAGGATTAGTATTTACTTCTGAAGCTAGAGATGTTTATAACCAAACAAGAAATCAATCTATTCCTTTATCAAAACAAATGTTTGAATCACAGAAAAAATTTCAATTAGGATTATCTGCTATTGCAGCACTTGCTGGTGTACCAATGATTCCTTCAACATTAGCTGTACAAAGTATGTCACCATATCAAAGCTATGTAAATAGAAGAGAAGGTGGATTTTTTAGTTATAAAGATAATACACAACAAAATAATAATAAAACAAATCAAAATAATAATAATAAAAAACAAGATAATGAAATGTTTGAAAATAGATTTTTAGCAGAACAAGAAAAACAAAGAAAAAATTATTTAGCTAGTTTAAAAACTTCAGATTCAGTTACTGGAGATAGAAAGTTCTTAAGTTCAACATCAAGAGGATTTGGTAATACTTATCAAGTATAATGGAATATAATAATTATAGATCAGCAGCTAATACATCAACAGAGATGTCAGCTCAAATGTTCTTAAAAAAATTTTCACAATCAAGTGCATTGAAAG